GGCGTGTGTTGGATTTCGTCCAATGGTGGAACGACACGCACCAGTGCAAACCCGTGAAGCTCGACTGTCGACCATTCAGCAAGCGCCCGAACAGCGTGCGACAAGAGTTCTTCAACGTCCGCACAGCACTGCGTGACAATCCTGACTTCGCAGACGAGGTCGCGCGGCTATACCCGGATGGACTTTACAACACGCTCTACAAAATCCTCGACGGCGGCATTCAATACAACGTCGCGCGGGACGACGACTTCCTCCAGTTCAGCCCCGCGATCTCAGACAAGGTCAATCCATACATCACGAACGCCTACGTCATCGAGAGCAACAAGATGTCGCTCAAGGCGCGCTTCGAAGAATGGCTGACAGGGGATATGGCTACGCGCTTCGAGGCCGTCAACGAGAAGATCGATGACGAGATAGAGGCACAGCTGCGCACGGTCGCGAGTGCGTATGACGACCTCATTGTGTATGCAATCAGTCCGTCGACTTTGTTAGCAGCCCGGCGCGAAGGATAACTACTATGACCATCGAACAACTCCTCGATCTGCCCACTGACGAACTCGGCAAGTTGACCACAGGCCCAGAACTCGACCGCGTGCTCGCTCCCTATCTCCCATTCACACGCCCCGCGACGGCGCGCGCCACGCAGGTTATCAAAGTGAGCGGTGCGTCCGATGCCCTCGCACGCGCTCTCGCGGGCGAATACACTGACCCTTCTGCGGAAACTAATAAACCAAAAATCAAATTGTCCTTATGAGCTTCTCTCCACCTGTCCCCAAATCTCCGGACCATCGCATCATCTTTCTCAACGCGACGGCGTTGAAATCGCTCAGCTGCGAAGATCGCTACTATCACCAATGCGTTAGCGGCTGGACCGACCGCGTCGAGAACCCGATCTTTAGTGTCGGCAAAGCCATTCACAAGTTCGCCGAAGAGATGGCAAAGGGCACCGACGAAATCGAGGCCATGAGCGCGGGCTGCAAGCAGCCCGGCGTGACAGACAAGGCCGCGATCGCAAAGGCGTGCGCCGGCTACCGCGCCGCGGGGCATTACCCGCCGCTCATCATCAACGGCGAGACGTTCGTTGAGCAGCGGTTCTGCGTGCCGTTCGTAGAAGTCATACGAGATTCTATCACTTACGAAGTCTATCTCGTCGGCCGCTTCGATCACATCGCACACACGAAGCACGGCGTCGTCATCACAGACTATAAGTCAACCCGCAAGTGGGACTTCGGCGACGTCACGCGGGCCTACGCCGACGACGTGCAGTTCTTGTTCTATTACTGCGTCGCGCGGCAATATGCCTACGAGATTTTCAACGGCGACATGGCCGTCGCGAACGACGCGTGGAATGGGCGCTTGTTCACCCGCGTTTGCGCTATCATGCTGTCCAAGAAACCGCAGCCACAATGGATGATGGGTCCGCTGTGGTCTCCGCCCGAGCACTTGTGGTCTGAGTTCTTGACCGACCTACGCTCGCACGTTGTGCCTAAGATCGTCAACTTGCATCACCGCCAGTATCTACCGCGTCGCGACGGCCTGTTCAAGAACCTGTGCCCGACGTGCAACTATGCGGATTTGTGTCTAAGGGAGCAGCCGGAGGCTTACGAACGCAGAACGTATAGTCCTTTGACTTGGTGATAATACCTATGAGCTCTCCCCAAATCTACCGCTTCGTAATCGTCGACGCGCCGCCTATCCCGATCGAACTGTCTGCGCGGTTCAGTGACGCTGTCGGCAAACCCGGTCACCGGCAACAAGCCCTCCTGCACGCGCTCGATCTGAGCGTGCGTTTCAACCGCTCGCGCGTCGCTATCTATCACGGCGACGCGCGGGTTACGACCGTAGGTAAATCTCCGTTTGAGACTACTACGGTTGGCACAGTGATTGCTTCTATACTCTCTCACCGGTAAATCACTATGATACCTGTTACACCTAATAAGCCTCCTGTCACGTCTGTCCAGTCTCAACCCGACCTGCCATCCAATCCATACCCGCGCACGCTGATCGCCGTGGTCGGTCCGAGCGGCACTGGTAAGTCCACCTCACTTCGCAACCTCCCGCTCGACAAAACCGCAATCGCGGACTGCGAGCGCAAGGGTATGCCGTTCCGCACCGCGCAAGCACTGTTCTCCCCGAACCGCGTGCAGGAATTTCGGGACTGGTTCAGCAAGCAGATCAAGTCCCCGGACATTCAGATCATCGTCATCGACAGCATGACTGCGCTCGTCGATATGCTCCAGACAGAGTGCGAAGCGTCGTATAAAGGCTTCGATATCTGGAAGTATTACAACGATGGCATCGGCGACCTGTGCCGCCTGTTCAAAACGTCAGGCAAGTGCGTCGTCATCACCGCGCTCGACGAGATTGTGCAGATGCCCGACACGATGGGTAACATGACCACTCAGCGCCGCATCTATGTGCAAGGCAAAGAGTGGGCAAACAAGGGCATCGAGTCTGAGTGTCTCGCAGTCTGGTATAGTCACGGCAAGCGCTCGAAAGAGACGGGCAAGATTGAGTATCTGTTCGGCACGCAGACCGATGGCATCACGAAGGCCAAGACCCCACAGTTCTGGGGCTTGAATGACCCCGAGCCGAACGACCTACACGCGGTCTTGTTGAAGGCGGCGAAGGCAATTAACTCTTAACATCACTTTCCACTCTCTCACCTAGAGGGTGCCTCACAAAACAAACAAACAAACAAACACAATAATACAATGCCTGCTATCGATCGTTCCCAAATCGTCTCACGCGGTATGACCCCGAACGGCCTCTATACGGTCCAGATTCTGGAGGTTAAGAACGCGCCCGCCGCGAGCGGCACGCCGCAGACGGTGCTCGAACTCCAGATCGTCGCCCCGGCGACAGTCAAACACGGCGACACGACCTACGAGGTCGCCGGCACTAAGTGCGAGAAGCGCACGTGGTGGTCTGAGAAGGCTGCCGCGAAGTCCATCGAGATGTGCGCGGATATCGGATTGCCAAACGCGAACACCGCCGAGACCACCGAAGAACTCCAGACCGCACTCGAAGGTCTCAAGGGTATGTTCATCAACGCCCTCGTCGAGGGCCGTGAGCGCATCAAGCGCACGACCCCGCTGCCGGGTCAGAAGCCGTGGGACGCTGAGCCCGTGCGTGACGAGAACGGCAACGTCGTGACTGACGGCTGGGAGATCACTAACGTGAGCTTCCGCCGGGGCACGCTCCGTGACATGGACGGCAACTATCCGTTCAGCAACTAATATGTCACAACTCCCCTACACACCCATCGGCACGAACGTGCTGCTGCGTGCACCAAACCCCGCGAGTGTCGGCGGCATCATTGTCCCTGACACTGTCAAGGCACCCGAGCGGCGACCAGTCTTTGAACTCTGCGCAGTCGGCCTGGACTGCGAAATCGTCGGCGCCGGGCTCGTCGACTCCACTGTCTATGTCAAGCACGGCGGATCGCTGTGGCCGTTCATGCCCGAGGACGCGAAGCGCGACGAATATCTCTACTACTGCGCCGACGAGAGTGACATCGCGGCGGTGGTGAATTGAGTGTAATCTAAACACGCCGGATGAACAGAGTTCATCCGGTCTTTTAGTTTATATCAAATGAAATACACCCTTACTGGCCAACTCCCGCGTCACCTTTACTGCTGGGTGGACACGCGCCACACGCACAAAGACGGCGATGGATTCGCCCGCGCCGTTTGGTTTGGCATAGTCTCATATCCCGGCCGCATGTGGGGCTGCACGGTGATGCTCGAATCAGGTGCCATTTATCGCAACCTGCCAGCGCACGCGATCTGCTTTGATCCACCGCCAACCGGCGCGTGGACTCCGCAGGACGCGCAGACGTGGGATTGCTACGGCCTCGAATTTACCGCGCTAGAATACGACTTCTTGCGCGGACTAGAGTGCAAAGTGCGCGCCAATGGAAAAGAGCACATTGGCGAATACCTGTTCACGGTCGCACCCGTCGGCGACGGCTTTAGCGCTTACCCGGAGCAGGCCAAAGAATTCACATTCGTCAAACTGGACAGCGGCTGGATGACAGTGCAGCCGACCAACCATATCGTGTTCCGCGAGCGTAGCTTCACGGACAACAAGTTGGAGTTTCCGAAGGGGATGAAGAGACAGCTAGAAGTATGGACAGTTGAGTAATTTTAGAATATGCCAACAACCATAATCCTCTCAAACCTCGACCGATATGCACGCGAGAATGCCACGATGCTCGTCGGGCCGCCCGCGGATTTCGTGCGCGAAGTGCTGGGCGACGAAGAATACTCGAACGCGCATATTCGCCTAGCGTCTGACCCGCGAGCACTACCCGCCGACACTACCCATATATTGTGTCTCGGCGAAGCTGCCCTCAAAACATGGATGGGCTACGACGGCCTCGATGCGTGGCGTGGCTACGTGACGCTGACGACCCCGCGCGGCGTGCCGCGGGCTGTGCCCACCGTCGCAACCTACCTGCCCATTGACTGCGTAGATGTCAAGGACTACGAAGGCGGCGACGACGGCGACGACGATGACGCCGCGGGGAATAACAAAGACACCGCGCCAACAGCTAGAAGCAACTATAGGTTCTGGTTCACGAAGGACGTCGCTAAACTCTACTCTAAACCCGCGACGCTCAAGTTCCAGTCTGCGTGCATCGAGCCGACCATGTTGGAGTGGGAGAGATTGAACACGGTCAGTGGCTCCACGATCTACTTCGACATCGAAACACACCCCGAGACGAACACTTTGCAATGTTTCTCGCTCGCTGTGGACGATGGCCCCGTTTTGACCGTCGGCGTGTATGACTGGACGGGGAGATTGATAGCCCCCACCGACACTCTCGCTATGCTGGCGCGCCTCTTTACGCGCAACCGGGTTGTGATTCACAATGCCTCGTTCGACCTGCCGTTCTTAGCTGTGAATTATCGCGTGCCGTTCGGACGCGACATCGCTGACACGATGGCGATGCACCACCGCTGCTACCCCGAGGCTGAGAAATCGCTCGCGCACGCAATCAGTCTATGGATTAACTCACCCTATCACAAGGGCGACGCGGGCACATTTCATCCGCGAAACCGGGCGCAGTATGTCCAATTATTGACCTACAATATGAGGGACGTTTGCACGTTGCGGGCAGTCTATAAGGCGCAGATGGCACACGCGGGGCTAGACGAAGGCTTATCTACGTCCGTGGCCCTCGCGAACGACAGCATCTATCCCTATCTCGTCGCGGGGTTGTATGGCTTTAACATCGACCTCCAGAAGCGGATGGCTTTGATCAAAGACCTCGAAATCCGCGGCCGCGCTTATCAAAAGATACTCGACGCTTTGGTTGGTTCTCCCATGAACTCAGGCTCGCCGAAGCAGTGCATCGACTATTTCCACGGCGACATGGGCTATGAGGTCGTTAAGAAATCGAAGACATCTAATGGGCCATCTGTCGCGGGCGATGCGTTATACCTGCTCTTACTTGCGCACCCTGAGAACCCCGTCCCGCGGGTCATCCTCGCGATGCGTGACGTTGACAAACAATTAAGTCAGTTGCAATTTAAACCTTTGAATTTCATACACCAGTCATGACAGCTCAAGAGACGCTCGCAGCCCTCGCGGCTGTAACCATTACGGTCAAATCAGCGGCCGAGATTCCCGGCTCAAGCAAATGCCCGCGCTGCTGGCACTGGCATACCATCCAAGGCAACTATCACGATCTCTGCGACAAGTGTTGCAAGATATTGATAACTGACTTCCCCGATCACCCTTCTGTTCCTCACATCAAAAACGCTTACAAACAATGGACCCGCTAACTAAAGACCACTGCGAGATAGCCACGGACGAAGACCAGCGTTGGCACGACCAGCAAGAGTCCAAGATCGACGCCGACTACGACGAGGAAGATCGCCCCAAATACACAGCCCGACAGCGCTGGCTCGACGGCGTTGACAACGGTAACCGTGATCGTATATGACAAATCCTCCCCTCTACTCCGCCGAAATCGCCCGCAGCCTCATGCACGGGCTACCGTTCAACGGCATGCCCATGTTGCCGGCGTTGGTTAGTGAGAAACTAAATGGCCTTCGCTGTGTCTACATGCCCGGCAAGGGCTTTTATTCGAAGACAGGCAAGCGCTGGCGCGACGGGGTCTTGGACCACATCGTAGTCAACAGCGACATTCCTGTCGACGGCGAACTCTACTGTCGCGATATGCATCTGCAAGAGATCGTCGAAAACGTGGGCGTGAATAACCTGATCGCAGGTCCGCGAGCGAAGGACATTAAACTGTGGGCTTTTGACGTCATCGACAGAAAGGTGAGTGCATATGACCGCCGAGAGTGCTTACGTAAAATTGTTAGCAGAAGTGAATATACAGTAGTTGCTCACACACATCATCTAATAGAAACACAAAAGCACTTCAACGAGTTAGTAATTGATGCGCGCGCAGCGGGCTATGAGGGTCTAATGGTCAAGCATGTCGGCGCGCTTTACACTCGCGGTTGTAAAGGCCAGCTTCTCAAGATCAAATTCTTCCACCACGACGAAGCGCCCGTCGTGCGGTTCGTGGAGGGCGAAGGGAAAGCCGAGGGTTGCGTAGGCGCGTTTGTGTTCAACTCGCCGCGCGGCGCGGAGTTCGAGATCGGGACGATGCAGCTGTCGTATGAGACCCGCCGGCGGCTATGGGCCGAACGCGACCGTCCTTACGTCGCGCGGTATAAATACGTGGCACTGTCAACAGACCTCATCCCGCAGAACGCGAGCGTCGAGGCTGTGTGGGAGGATCAGTTGTGAGATACCCCACTCAATACAAGATAACCGGCACGCGTATATGATTAAACTAAGAACAGGCGGTCGCGATTGCATAACTAAACACGGCTATGCAACACGTGAAAATCGACATCCATTGTATGGACGATGGAAAGGTATGGTGCAGCGTTGCTATGACCCTAGCGCTGCTTCATATAGAAACTACGGTGCAAAGAATATTGGAGTTTGTGCCGCATGGCTTGACTTCAAGAACTTCCTAGACTGGTGGCTTACACAGACGTTAGCAACAACTGACAAAGTCGAACTGCATCGAAAGGATTCAACCAAAGACTATAGCCCCGATAACTGCGAAATACTTCCACTATCTGAGCATCGCACATTATCAAAGTCTCTACGCGTTAGGTGCGTTACCACTGGCAAAGAGTATGCTGACTGTCAGCTAGCCGCTCTGGATAACAATCTTGGACGCAATAGCGTTAGTCGTGCTATACGACTGCGATACGGTAAAATTAAAGACTTACAATTTGTTCTATGCGAACCTGCACCCAATACGTAATAACAGGCACGAGGTCATTCCGGCTAGCTAGCCGTATGTGGTTCGATCAATATGGATCTCAGCTACAAAACCCCGGCAAGTCAATCATCGAAATCTACTGTGCTCCAAATGGTCGGGTTATTGTGCAAGCAGACCAAGCAGGTGCAGAGGCTCTGATCGTCGCATACGAGTGCAAACCCGGCAACTACCGCGCGCTGTTCATCAATGGCATCAAGCCGCACACGTTCCTCGCCATGCACATCTTTGCGGACGCCCGCGCGGATTGGTTCGCGGGGATAGAGCCAGCCACGTTCTGGCTCAGCAAGTCACCAGAAGAGCTCCGTTTACAGGCTAACTGGAAAACCCTCGACAAGCGCATCAAAGACAGCGACAAGGAATATGCCATCGGCAAGCGCACCGCGCACGGCAAGTCCTATCGCATGGGCTGGCGGACCTACCAACTGGCAAACCTCAAACAAAGCGACGGCACACTCGTCTTGAACCGCCGAGAGTGCATTGACTTCCTCTCGAAATTCGACGTCCTGTTTCCAGAGGTCATCGAGGGTCAAACTGAGACCGAATACAAAGTCCGATCATCCCGCGAACTGCGCAACAAGTTCGGCCATCCGCGGCGCTTCGAGAAAATCCTCACAGACAGCTATATCCGCGAAGCGATATCGTGGGTTCCCCAGTCGACAGTTGGTTGCCTCACGCACCAAGCGTTCATTAACGTGCAGCGTCTCATCGAACGAGATAATCGGTCTCAATGGGATTTGGTGTCCAACAAACATGACTCGCTGGCAGTCGAATGTCCCATTTCTGATGCTACTGACGTGGCCCAGATCTTGCTTTCAGAACTCCGCGTCCCGTTCACCGGGCGCGACGGCGTCGAGTATCGCATGGGCGCCGAAGCCGCCGTCGGTCGCAACTGGGGTAAGAAGACCAAGTATAATCCTGACGGGATGCTGGAGCTTAAACTCTAATGAACCTCATAAACCTTTCCAACCATGCCGCACAGGAAACTGTGCAGTATAAGGCCGCGTTCGGCATGACGCCGACCGTGTTAATCGTCCCACCATTCCTCTTAATCGAGCTCTTCGAGCACCCCACTTTCGTGGGTTTCATCGAAGGTCTGCGCGTCATTGAATCCGCCCATGTCACTAAGCCTATCGTCGCCCATGTCGACCCAATCACCGTGGCAAAATTGGCGCGTATTGACGCGTAACTTGTCGAGTCCAGAGGTCTACATCGAGGCGGGCTTTTATTCGCTGGTCGCGGCCGCATTGCAGCGCCGCGTCTGGCACGGCTCGCGGCTCGACGAAGCGCCCCTGTTTCCGAACCTATACATGCTCTTGTCAGGCGACCCAGGGCTTGGCAAAGGGCTTGTCACAGACACGCTACTCGACATCTTGTCGCAAGACGAGTATGTGCCGAAGAAGCCGGACGGTTCGATAGACGTCGAACTCCAGTCGAATCTCTTAGCCCGCAAGATGAAGGACGGCACGCCGACGTTGACGATCCCGATCGCGCCGCAGAACATAACATTCGAGAAGCTAACGCTCAATATGTCCAAAGCCTCGCGCACCGTGCGCGTCAAGCCGCCTTACCCGGCGGGCATCAAGAATGGGGTATACATGCACGCTTCACTCTTGTTCCTTCTCGACGAGCTCGAATCATTCTTGCACAAAGACGCCGATCAGACGGCGAAGTTCCTCGAAACCGTCTACAACGCGAAGAACTACGACCGCGAAACGAAGCATCACGGCGACGATCGCATACGAAACTGCTGTCTAAATATGGTCGCCGGCGTTCAGCCAGTGCGATTCAGAAAACTTATCGCGCGGGGCGTGCTTGGCTCGGGCATCATTTCGCGGACGATGGTCGTGCACGCCGATGCCGAGCGCCAGCGTATGCCGCGCAAAGAAGCATACTCGCCGGAGCAGTTAGCCGCGAGACAGGCGTTGATAGCGTATGTAAAGCGCCTCAGCGAAGTGTTTGGCATGTGCGTCGAAACCGACGACGCGCGGGCTTGGTTCAATGACTTCTGGAATAACGAGCAGGCGAACCGTGTAAACCGCTCGCCGGTCTTGAAGGAGTATTATGCACGTAAGAACCAGCACATGCACAAGATAGCGATGCTCGCCGCGTTTGCCCGCGAGGTCGAAATCAACGCGGATGGTAACTACACTTTAACTGTGTCTGATTACGAAACCGCGCTCCGTGTGCTCGGCGGCTGGGAAAAGGACATGCACAAGGCGTTCGAAGATGCCGGCGACAACAAGATCGGCAACAAAGCATCGAGCGTCGACGCCGTCCTAAAAACGGCCAATCGCGGGCTGACGTTCGACGAGCTCTTCATCTACATGATGAAAGACTTGCGACGCGAGGAACTAACAGAACTTCTAAATGACATGGTTCAGCTAAAGCGGCTGGGCCAAACAACGACGGGAAAACATGTAGTGTATAACAGGATAACAACATGAGTGTAACTATTCCAACAGGAACGGAACTACGGGCTAAAGCTCTCGATCGAGTCAAAGGCTACGTATGCAAAGACCGGCAGGCCACGCATGGCGACGCGGAAGATAACTTCAACACAATCGCGCGGCTGTGGTCGGCATACAAAGGCGTGGAGTTCAACGCTCTCGACGTCGCGGCGATGATGGCGCTGTTGAAGGTGTCGCGCATGAAGACTTCGCCCGAGCACCTTGATAACTGGGACGACCTCGCGGGCTACGCGATTTGCGGCGCGGGGTTAGTGGAGGCGCGGAAACTAACTACGCCTGTCCTATGAAACCCTCCCCCGCAGAACAGCGCTACGAACTCGTCACAGAGTTCCACGACGCCTTCAAAGTGCAAGCCCCGCGACAGTGGGCGGACGCGTCGAACGCGACCGCACTCGCGCGTCGCACTTTACACGACGAAGAGTTCAAAGAATACATGGCCGCGGACGACGACATCGACATGCTCGATGCGCTCGTTGACATGGAGTATATTGCGTGCGGCACGCAGCACCTGCTCGCGTTGAAACAGCCCCGCTTCGATCACACTCACACACTGTATTTCTGCCAACAGCGCGTCATGGATGAGCTCAACAAGTCGCAGCTGTGTCAGAGCGGGCTGACGACGGCGCTTGGAGTTCTGCGCGCCGGGATCGCTCTTATCGCCGATAACAATGACTACGATCTACACGGCGCTTTTCTCCATATCCACGAAACGAACATGAATAAACTGTGGAAGAAAGGACAGATCGATAGCATTCCGCCGAGCGCTGTTGTTGAGCCGACGGCCGACGGGTTCTATGTGGTCAAACGCGCGGACGGCAAAATCTTGAAGCCGCCCGGCTGGCTTCCACCTAAATTGACTCGATATGTATAAACAAATAACCCCGGCCATCGCGGCCGGGGTTTTCTTTTATCCAGTTCTCTTTTATTTCAACTCGTAAGTTCCGCCTTCTTCCCAATTCAGCTTGAGCACCTTTGCTCGCTTGACGTCGTTGGGTTCTTTACTCGCGAGCAGCAATCTCTTCTGCTCAAGCGCCTTATTAACCGCCTCGGCGACCAGCTTCTTCGCATTATAGACCTCGTCGAGTCCCATCCCGGCGACGAGGTTTTCTTTGCGATACGTTTTCCAGAGCTCGGGGTTCGACTTCTCAAGCCACTTGTCGAACGCAGCGTCTTCACTCGGACCCTTCACGCTCACGTCGGGCGTATCGAGATTCGCCGTTGATACAATCTTCTGCGCGATCTCACGCACCTCATCGACGGTCTTCGCCTTGTTAAACTGCGTCGTGAGGTTAAACGGGTTGGCCGTGACCGCCGGACGCAGCGTAGTGTTCATCGCCTCATATCGCGAGCGGGCTTGTTCAATCGGGTCCTTAGTCTCACCACCCACGAGCTTACTAATGTCGCGCCAGTTTGATGAGACCTTGTCGAGCATCGCGTCGACGGCTTTAACATAGTCGTCATACGAGTAGTCGCGTTTGATCTCTTGTAAAGCAGCGAACTGCTGTAACGTGTTCGGCGCAACCTCGACACCCAGATTGCGCGGCATCTGTTGGTTGCCGACGACGACGTTCGCAAACGCCGTGATCGCCGGGAGCACTTGTAGATCGCTCAGCTTTTGCGTTAGATACTTGAGCTTATTTGGATAGCCCGCGGCTTCCCATTCCTTGAACGACGGATTGCGATCTTCGCGACCGAACATCGTTTGCAGTAGCGTGTTGGCCAAAGCCGTAGCCCCGGCGGCGCCTGCGAGACGTGTCGCGAGCGGCTTTACTCGCTGACCCGCACTCAGGCTGCTGTCCATTAGAGGTTTCCACGCGCGGTCAATTTGCTGATTGCTGAATGAGAATGCCCAGCGCATGATTGGGAAGAACTGCGCCCCGGCGCCGCTCGCTTTTAACAAGTGCGTCGGCTGATCCTTCGCGCCCATACTTCCTTGCGAACCCTCGACAACCCACCGCGCAACGAAGTCTTCAACTTCCTGCGGAGTCTTCGCTCGCCACTCAGGAATGCCAACGCGCTTGAAGAACGCTTCATCGTTCTTGGCCATCGCTTCTTTCGCGCGCGCAATGCCCGCGGCCGAGCTCACGGCTTGCATGAACTTGTTGAGCGCATCGACGCCCGCGAGGCGATTGCCCGCGCGGATGGCGTCGCGGAACAACTCAAGCACTTGGCCGTTTTCGAAGGCTTCCCCAACTCTCTGAACATCACCACTCAGATTGCCGGTGTCTTTAATCAGCCCGCGCGCCTTCAAATCGCGATACTTGTTCACGCCCTCTAGCACACCCTTGATAGAGTTCTTCACACCAGCATCATCCACTAAAGTTCCGAACATGTTGATCGTGTCGCGAATCGTCGCGCCCGTTTGCACCGCGAGCGGATTAGCAACGCCCGACAACCTCTGCGCGATCGTCTGACGCCCCGGATTTATCTGCAACGCGAAGCTATTGAGCGCCGCGCGGAACAGTGCGTCCGTCGTATCACCAACTTTCCCCGCTTCGTCAAGCCTTTGAGTCAACCGCCCAAGATCATCCAACGACTCGCGCTGCCCGCGGCTCATTGGCCCGAGTAACTTGTCTTGGTCAATGTATTTGTGCCGCGCCATCTCGAACGCATACTTCGTAGCGTAGCGATTGATCGCGTCCTGCGTGTTGCCCGCCCAACCCGGCGGCAGAGGAATTGTCATCGGGCGGTGCAGTGCGTCGAATTCAAGATCGGCGTCCGCAGTCTTGTTCTCGATGTCGAAGCGCTTGATCTCTGTGTCGATCTGTGCGTCGCTCAGCCCGTTCTGCCGCGCCCAATCGCGGAACTCGTCGAGCTTGATGTCGCGAACTGGTCTGCCGGTCGCTTCGTCAATCGACGTATCTTGAAGCTCTTTCACGACCTTCATGCTCAGCGCCTCAGGCGTCCAGAACTCGTCGACGATCAGCGGCCGCCACTCTTCGCCCTCTTGAATACGCGGACCCTCTCGCGCGGCACGTTCGCCGAGCTCGCGCATGAGATTGCGCGTTTCGAGATATGCCTGCTCGACACGCGGGCTCATATCGCCGGGCCAGCGCTTGCGCCACGCGCGTTCGTATTGGAGGATGTCTTGGAGGTCAGACCGCTCGGAGCTATTTAGCTTGTTCCAAAAGCTCTGGTTCTCATTGATGATCTTCGTGGCATCGATCGACGCGACCGTCGCGGTCTCGTTCAATTTGCGATGACCGTAGCGGGCAGTCTCGTCATTGGTCCTGTCTGCATGATCGCCGAGCTGATTCGTGGCCGACCGCACGCGATTCATCATCGAGCGCGCCCCGGCAGCGACGGCGCGACCGCCCGCTTCGATGAGCTCGGCGGGATTAATAATCGAACCTTCTTCGGAGCGGCGGGAGTCGCCGACGCGCATACCTCCAGTCGGAGCCAATTTAACCAGTGGTCGCGCAGCACCTTTATCTTTGCCAGCCACGCTGAACTGCGGCTCGTAGTCAGGCAACTTGAATAGCATCCCGGACACGTCGGTCTTTGGGGTGCCGTCGGGGTTGCGGAAGATGAGGTCGGGGCGGGGCTTATATACCGTAGGTATGTCACTTCCATATTCCGATTTATACATCGCATTCTTATGCTTTCCAAGACTCATCCGCTCGCCCTGCCCGAGCATCTCGGCGGCGATCTTCGGGAGTTGGTTGTCGTAGTTGAAGCGCATGCCGCCTGCCTGATCAATCACATTGCGAGGACCAAACACATACCAATTGTTGCCCTGATTTTCAATCTTACCACCAGTCTCTTGTGCGTATTGTTCCGCTTTCGCCTTATCGGCGTATGAAAAGATCTTCGTATCGTGACGCGCCGCCTTATCATGTCCCTCCGTCATCATCGCGGTCTCGGCATCGGCGATGTGGATGTGGGTCGCGCCCTCTTTGCGCGCTTGGTCAATCGCGGCCTTGAGGATGAGGCGGTTGTAGTCGGAGAGGAGGGGATGATTAGCCTGTGCGACAAAATCGTCACGATAGTTTTCACTATTGATCGGAAGGTTTTCATCCTTAGCTTTCTTCTGCCATTCGCGCGCCTGCTGCCCCCACCTTGACTGACTCTCGGCGATGTGTGCAATCTTCTCGCCGCGCGGGCCGGTTGTGTATTGAATCATAGCCCAGCCGAGAGTGTTGGGGAGGTTTTCGTGGAGGTTGTCTTGCTCCCAATGGGTTGCCCCGCCGTGCTTATAGATAGTTTCTGGAATCACAACATCCACCCGCTGCACATTCTTACGCCCCTTCGTCGTCGTCCAGTCTGGCATTGGCTGGTCAGTAGGGAATGCAGAAACCATTCTATAGGCCCCAGTTGCTTGAGGTTTATCGAGTGGCTTATCTGCACCACGTTGCAACAAATCTGCATACTCACGCAGATTGTCTGCCTGTGCTTTGGACATATTACCCATCTTCTCGTGGTAGGCTACATTTTCTAATGCGCCTTTCATTCCTGGGACATCGTAAACATCCTCATTAGCAGTTTCGGCTGTGCGGATACGATAATATGATGCACCTACGGGACCGCCGCTGCGTGCCGTCTCGAACTCATGTTGCAGTTCGTCGAGCCGTGCTTTCTCAGGTGAAAACTCTTGATCCATCCCATAGCTCTCAACCTTAATCTTGGGACCATTTTCACGCATCCACTCTCGTAACTCTACAGGAGTTCGCGGAACAGCTAGAAAATCTTTCAAGCCGTTTTGTTCATATATTTGCATTTCCGCCGTAGGCAATTTGCCCTGCACAACTAAGTTGCGCAAACGGCCTAACATGTAGCTCGCATCGATCTTTTTAGTAGTGTTATCAAACACTTCACTAATCTTGTCAGCCACGAGGCTCATGTTAATCATGCCCGCTTCGTCGCGGCGCGTCGAGCGCATCTTGGAACCTATGCCTTGCCTTGACTCCTCCCGCATAATCCGCGTGGCCTCCTTGACGGCCTCGACTTCGTCAGCCATGCCACCGAGATCGCGGGTCACTTCGTCGATGTCTTTATTGTAGAGCTCCCAGTTACCACGTTTGCCGGGTCGCACGGTTAGCCCCGCGGCGTCGAGCGTCTGGCGGTCGGCGGCGAGCGGGTCAGATTGGGTTGTTTGCTTTTTGATCTTGAGCGGCGCGGGTGAGGCACTAGCCTTCTCAATCGCCGCGACAGTGTGTGGCAATCCATAGTCCTTAGCGCGCTGTTGTGTAGCCTTGAGTTCGTCGGTCGCGGCTTTAAGCTCCGCGCGACGCGTCTTCAATCGTTCTTTATATTGCGCTACATCATAGTCACCGGCTTTCAAGCCTTTAGCATATGGCTCAAGGTCCTTGATCGTAGACCGCAAGCCTTCAATTTCGCGGCTCTGATTAAGGATGTCATCCGGTAAACGAGCTTTTTCTTTCTCATCGAATGCACGCATGCGTTCGGGCGAGCCGAGCTTAGCCTCAGGCTTCGCTGTCTCGCCGCGCAACTCCGCTTGGAGTTCGGCTTTCTCAGCGTCGGTGAGTTTGGGTTGAACCAGCACAGGCTTCATCGCCTTAGCTGATTCGAATGCAGCTTTCTTAGTCTCCGCATCAATATCTTTACCGAGCGAACCTGTCAATGGAGCGTATGACGAACTCGCCGGCTTGTTTTCCACGGTAGCGACCGGCGCAGCTACCTTATCTTTTGGGACATTAACGAGAGCGGCATCCAATGCACTGGTAGGTGCTTTGCCAGCACGCACGTCGTCTACAAGACCCAGCAGCTGCCTGCGCGCGGGAGCATCCTGTGAACCACTAAGCTCAAACAATCGTGACTGAACCTTATTTACTAAATCAGCAGGTAGAGCTGATGTCACGGCAACGGGTTCTTGTCTCGCTGGAGGTTGATTAGAGGGTGGGCGCTTCTCGCCAAGCAACTTTTCTGCACGCACCGCAGCTGGATCAACTCCAAATTCCGTCAGCACTCGTTCAAGACTCGTCACATCAGCAGACTCTCCGCGTTCACGCGCAAGTAGCGCACGAACATAATCATTTGTGGCGTCTCTTATCCACGTGTCCGGAGTCATTGGTGTCGCCGCTTTCGAGCCCCCGGCAGCCACAACCTCGGCGGCCGTCGGATTGGACGTTGAGGTTGGCAGACTGAGCATGCTGCTAGTCGGCGACTTGCCGGGCATCGCGACGGAGGTCGGCGCAGGCGCTGATTTACCGGCCTCGGCTGGCGAACCTTCTGGCGCTTGACTTGGTGCGTTGGGTTTGATCGCTGCATCGGGTCCAACCTTAGGCAGGTCAGCTGCGCCGGGCTTTCCTTGCGGAGCCGTCTTGGCAGTTATCGCATTATCCTCTGTAGTCTTGTTCTTGGGTCCGGGTGGCGGCTCTGGTGCCTTCGCGAGCACAGCCGTCGCGGCACTCTCGGGCGCCGGGGTTAGCGTCTTAGCCGTCTGCTCAGCGCCCTCCACGATCTGTTGCACAGCCTGCGGTGCCGCCGCGGCTTGCATATTCGCCTTCTCCGCAGCCTGCGCCTGGGTCTCGCCCGCGAGCATAGCATCAAAGCCCGCTTCGGCCTGTCCGCGCACATCCTTCATGCGCGTGGCTTCGGTAGCATTGACCAACTTCGCCGCCTCAGCCGCTTCGGCCCGCTTGCGCGCCATAATCCCGGCGTCGATCTTCGCCTGATTTTCAAGTGACTGAACTTGTGCAGCTTGTGCAGCGCGTGCATCAGCCGCTTCACGCTCCGCAACCCCGCGAACTGAGGCGCTGACGTCGCCTCGCGCGGAAGCTTCTGCGGCTTGCTGTGCTGCCGTAACCTCGTTCGCGCGGTTCGCGGCTAGCAACCCAGCGTTCCGTGCCTGAATGTCTGCAAACGCACTTGGACCTTCATTGAGCACTCGCCGAGCTTCGGCGATATTGGTTGGATCAATGAGGCCTTGAGCGGCCATCTTCGCAACCAACTTTTGATTCTCGCTCGCAAGCGGGGCAACCTCACCAAACCGCGCACCGAGCTCAATGATAGCTTGGATATCCGCCGCGCTCATCCGATTACCCTCGGCGCCGCCAAACTGCTCGATCGTCATCTCAGGCTTACCGGCCTCGCGAAGGCGCTTATTCAACTCCGGCAACGCCGCAACGCGCTCGTCATATCCCATGCGATTGATGCGCTCGGTCTCCGCACGCGGGGAGATAGTAGGTATCGTCGGTGGCAGATTGCCACGCCACGCATCAATACCCGCGCCAGCACTGCGAAGGGCCGTCGGTGCAATACCACCGACTAGTGCCGATGTGCCAACACCCTCACTCAAATCCTGATTCGGATTGAACGTCACTTTGTCTGCAACATTAAAACCAGCTTGCGTCGCAGCGCCTTCGACGGCGCCACGTGCGGCGAGCTTGGCCATCGGCAATGCCTTAAATGGCGTCGTCGCAGCGCCCAACATACCGACCTTGTCAAGCGCAGCACTGATGCCTGCACGACCGA